TTCGTCAGCTGTGTGATACATTGCTATCTCACGCAAAGTCATCGTCGTCCTCGCTTTCGATGCGCCTGATCTGCCTGTCGAGCTTTTCCCTGATGCAGTCCCGGTATCTCTGCCGCTGATGCGCGCTGAAGAATCCCTCGAACTGCATTGTCAGCACACGCACATCTGCAAGCTCTTCCACAAAGTCTTCGCTGAACGGCTGTCCCGAATCAACACACTTGCAGGCTTGCTGTATCAGTTCGCCGCATTCCTCACACAATTTCGTGAGCTGATGTTGTGCGCCGTAGTGTTCCATTATCCGGCTTGCTTTGATGTAGTTTTCGTTCACGGGTCATCGCTCCTTTCGATCTCATTCAATCCGCAGTAGATAACGCTGTGCTTCACGTTCCTGTCGGTCAGCTCCGCTTGGTAGAAAAGCTCGCCCGTTTTCTTATCCCTGCGGAATACCGCGCCCGTGAGGATATATTCCGCACCGTCTATGTAGAGCTTCGGGTTTGTGAAGCGGACGGGCTGATTAAGTGCCGCTCTAATCTCGTGCGGCTGCATATATCATCACCTCAACACCGTAGTCGCCGCCGTACTCGAAAACGTCCTCAAATCCCTCGATGTAGCGATTATTGTCATTCGGCAGCACTCCGCATTTTTGCAGAGCGTCAAGGACGAATTTTTTTGCGAAAGCGACATTATCTTTATCCCTGCGGCGGTTGCCTTCGTGCCATGTGAAGCGAAGTCTGACAGCACGATCAACGGGCTTTCGGTCGCATATCTGCATACAGATCAACCGCTCGGTGTCCTCTTTCAGCTTTGCACCCGCATAGCGGTTACGCCGGCAGGCGTTTATGTAGTCGTTTGCACCGGGCAGTTTGCCCGATATGTGATATTGTCTCAAATCTGTTGCCTCCTTTCAGAGCGGTTCTCCGAACGCGCCGTCAAAGTAGTCTGTGTTCTCGTGTTCCGAATTTTTCAGGCGCTTGGTGGACGGCTCGAAATAGAGCGGAATGAACTTGTCCTGCGTGCCGTTTTCGCGGTCTTTGCAAACTTCCAGCACGTTCCCGATACCGTCACGATACAGCGGGTGATCTTTTTTCCAGCCGAAAGCTTGTTTTGTGAGCCGTTCAAAATCAGAATTTCTGCGGTGAATGATTATTGCGCTGTCCACGCGGTTGGTGATGTCGCCCGAACCGCTTATGTCGTCTAAGCGAAGAAAGCCCTGTGCCTTGCGTGGGTGAGCGACAAATACGATGTGTGTATTCGTCAGCTTTGCAAAGGCTTCAAGCTGTTCGACGAACTTGCTCTGCGCTTCGAGCTTGTCCTCGGGGCGGGTCGCCGCCTGTCTGATGTCGAGCGCCATGAGGTTATCAAGCAGTATCATATCGACCTGTTTTTCTTCGTTTATCCTGCCCATTTCCGTGAGCACCCGCGTATAGTCATTGCCGTAGTGATTGTTGTAGATATACAGCCTGTCGGCGAGCTTGTCGGCGATAATGTGTTTGATGTCGTCGGGGACAAAATATTTCGTGTCGAATTTCGATATCTTCCGCACGCCGTTTATACCTGCCGCCTGACGGAACAGCCAGTCAGCCGCCGTCCGTGCCGTCAACTCTCCCGAGAACATCAGGCAACGCGCATTTTCTTTCAGGCAGGCGTTAAGGACGATCTGTGAGAGGAGTGATGACTTTCCCGACCCTCGCAGTCCCGAAACGCAGGTCACGAGAGTTTTCTTGAAGCCGCCGAGAGAACTGTCCAGCTCCGTGATACCCGTCTTTATGTACTCCTCGGGTTCGGAGGGCTGTGCGAGTATATCGGGCAGCGTGAAGAACTTCGGTTCATCTCCCTTTGCCGTGTCCGCAAGGGTAATTGCTCTCTGCCAGAGGGCGACGTCGTCAGAGGGCTTTGTGCTCATGTGGTTAGGCTTTATGCTCGTGTCGGGTTCGGGGACACTGTATGCATCGGGTTCGTAATGCAGGCGAAATTCCCGCCAGTGCTTGTCCGCGCAGGAAGCGTGAAAACACTTGAAGCCTACCGAACCGTCAGCCTGTTCAAACACAGCCGCATCCTTGCTCCTGTGGTCGGAGTTAAACGGACAGCAGTCAAGGATATACTTCACCGTGCCGCCGGAGACGACCTTATCGCGAACCGGAACATTATGCTCGGTGAGCCATGTTTGAAGGTCGAAAGCGCCGCGTGTGCGTACACCGCTCTGCGGAGCGCTTTTCACGGGCGCGTTGGCAGCGAGTGCTTCGAGCCTTTCACGCGGGGTGATCTTCTCGGTGTAATCGTTCGGTACGTTCACGATCTGCGCTATGCGGTATGGTGTTTCGGGGGTGTCCGCGCCCTTGCAGGCGTATGTACCGTAGAGCTTGCAGACTCTGGCGGGGTTAAAAACTCCCGTGTCGATATTCACCGCTTTGGAGCTGAACATCATATCGAGTGCTTTCAGGCAATCGGCAATAAGTTTCACATTTTCGGGCGTATTCGCAAGCGAGATTTTGTAGATCAGGTGCCACCCGTTACCGCTCATAGCAGCAAGCGGCGGGCAGAATCCGAGAGTTTCGAGATACTTGTACACTTGTGCCGCACATTCTCTCGCCACCATGACCTGTTTATCTGAAGAACCGGTACCCGACGGGCGCACAGGATCAAAGTCGATAAGCAGTGACTTGTAATCCGTGATCTCTTTGTCCTTGGTAGTCTCTTTCGGCGAAAGCCTGAAAATGTCCCGCTGTTCACGGTTGTAACAGTTCGTATCGGTCGCCTGCAATGTTATGTACACATTGCCGCCGTTTTCGGGTATGCGCTCCAGTTCGGAGATCAGCACCGCCGTTCCCGTGAAGTACCCCGAATATACCTTTTTCCCCGTGATATACCGCACCTCGTACAGTTCGTCACCATGCAGAAGCCCGACAGCCCTGCATACCTCGTCGGCATTAAATCTCATTCCACGAGCACGTCCTTTCCGTTTGTGTGTTTATACAGCTTGCCGTCAAGCGCGCGCCAGAAGCCGTTGCGGTCGGTCTCGGCGAGGTAGTCTTTATACGCCCCCTCTGCCCATGTGCGGAAGCTCAGAGCCTGATTGTTCTTTGTGGTGCGGTTCTCAAAGTCGTCCTCGTAGCGGAGCCGTGCGTCGGTCATGCGGGTATAGCCGATATCCTCTATCTCCGCACGCAGTCTTTTCGGTATGCGGTCGATGTTCGCATGAGAGTATTTCCATTCGTCCGCGAGCCGTCCGAACACCGCGAAATGTGTGCCGGGGGACGAAGTCCCCCCACACTCTTTCTTTATATCTTTATTTATATCTTTCTTTATTTGGGGGTCAGATTTGACGGTAGTATTACCGTCAGATTTGGGGATAGTATTACCGTCAGATTTATGGACAGTCGATTTGACGGTAGTATTACCGTCAGATTTGGGGATAGTCGTCCATTTTTGTATCTGAGTATTTATCCCCATGATCTGAGGCTTTCGCCCCTGCGCCTGCTCTTTTTCTATGATATTTGCAGAGACTAAGCCTTTCACAATCTTGCTTATGCTTTTAACATCTATGCCCGTTCCTGCTGCTATGAAGCCGTTTGATAACTCTCTTGATTTGTGACCGAATCCGTATGTCTGCCTGATTATGAACAGCAGTACACGGCTTTCACGGCTGAGTATAGGCGTTTTGTAGAGTGCTTCCAGCAGGCTGTTAGCTATCCGTGTGTAGCCGTCTTCGAGATCGGCTTTCTGTTTGCTCATACGCCGACCTCACTTTCATCAGAACGGTACTCCGTCGTCGGACAGTATATCCAAATCATTGGAGAACGGCGCTGTGTTCTGCGGAACGGTGTACCCTGCCTGCTGCGTCTGCGGGGCACTGTATGATCCGCTGTGTGCGTTCTGTGCATCAACATACCTGTCATAGCGATCATCGTTCAGACACTTGCGGTCAAGCACCGTGAATTTTCCTGTGCGTATATCCTGCACGGGATAGAATACCGCAGGTGTGAGCCTTGTCTTGATCTCACCGTCGCGGTTGCGATACTCTTCCTCACGCAGTACGCAGCCGACAAATTTCCTTGTCAGGGTGCGTTCGTCATTGTTCCAGGTGTAGCCGGGATTACTTGCGATAACTGAATCGAGAAACGCCTTGAAGAATCCGAGTGCTTTGTCCTTGTAACTCTTATAGATCACGGGGAGATCGTAGCCTGTGCGCTGCTTCATCTCGCTGTAATAGTTTTTGAGGTCGCCTTCCGCGATGTCGTAGGAGATTTTCAGATACTCCTTTTCGGGAACGTCCTGCACCGACACGATACCGATAACGTAGCCGCCCGGTGTAACTCTCTTGAACTCGCCGCCGTTTGTCGCCTGTACTCCGTCAAAATTTAATGCTCTCATGATTTATACCTCCGTAGATTTTTTATTAAGATTCCAGAACTCTCTTATAGCCGTATCAACCGCTTTGAGGTCGTTCGGCATTTCGGGCGGCAGCATATCTTCGGGAGACTTTGCCGTTGTAACGCCCATTGACTGCGTGATAAACTTGTGCTCGTCCTTAGTAGCTATGCAGTACAGCACAATCGGAAATAAGCCCTCAACCACAAGCTGACTGTCAAGCATCTTTCCAATCGTCTTAGCCTTTATCACACCCAGCTCGTTTGTCTCGGTGTGGTGGAGAAAGTACACGATCTTGTCTTTGGGCATATCGTCGATAACAAAAGTTATCAGTTCCTCGAAGTTCACCGCGAAATCCGTCCACTTATCATAGCCCTTTTCGCGTGCGCGGTCGAAGCTGTCAAAAGCAATTAAATACTGACTATCATCTATTGCTATCGCCTGTGCCTGTGATTTTGCCATAGCTCCTTTTACCAGCGCATAGCGGTTGATGTTGCGCTCTTTCGCCACTCTGCGAACGTTGAGCGTTGCAAGCTCCGAGCGGAACGGCAGCGGTTTACCTGCTACGTTTATCACGCTCATTTCTCCCTTGTGAAAGTTGCGGAGACTGCGAGACTTTCCCGAGCCGCTTGCGCCCATTATCAAAACAGGTATTCCCACATCACACGCCCCCTAACCCCGTGATCTCGCGCCATACACGCGCTTTAAACGCGCATATCATATCTTCTTCGTTCTTGCGCTCGCAGGACATTTCCTCAAAGTCTTTGCGGTATATCGCCGAATACTCAGCACCGCCTTTGTTCGTGAAGCGATGCAGTTCCGCATTATATCTCGTGAAGAGATCATTAGTCAGAACCTCGTGAACGCTGTCGCCATTCTTGCCGTGCCTGCCGTCGAAGCCTTTAACATGAAACTCCATTTTCACACCTCGCTTTCGCGTTTCTGCGGTACGAACTTCAACTCGTTACCTTCCAGAACTGCTGCGGCAGCTTTGAAAAGTCCGATTAAAATTTCGCGTTCTGCGCCTCCGTGCATTGTAAAGGCTAACTCTTTTTTTGATCCTGTTTCATCATCATCAACACTTAACTCGCAGAGCGTAAAACCGTACTTATCCGTGGCTTCGTTCGTCCCAATTTCAATGGAATATTCTCCGCCACTGTGCACGGAAGCGGCGGTGAATTTCAGCACCGGGAAAACGTTGTCTCCTGTATCCTGAGCAAAGCCTTGCTGTATTTTTATGTCAAACGCACCCGAGCCGAATAAATCAATAAAATTCATATTCACACCTCACTTAATAATCAGGCTCTTAGAACGTTCCAGGCTCACGCCGTCCAGCTCGTTCCCTGCCTGCAAATATCTTTTCACAGCCGCCTTGTCGATCTCGGGCTCTTTGTAGCGCAGAAGCTCATCAGCGTTGCGTTTCGCCCACTCGACAAAATACGCTTCGTTCTCGAATCTCGGTGTCTCCGCGTTGGAACGTACCGAAATACGGGCGTTCACTGTGTCGATCTTCGTGCGGTCGGTCGCAAGCATTGCACCCATTAGGTACTTTTTGAGACGTTCCGCGCGATTTTCAACCGCATGACGGCGGTCGGCAAGTGCCTTTTCTGCCGTCCTCATATCGTCAGCGAACGCTTTCAACTCTTTGACGTATGCCGCAATGCTCTCGGCTTTCGCTTCGAGCGTACCGTCTAAACCGTCCATCGTGTCATACCACGCCGTTTCGAGATATATGCGTTCTTCTTCGGTTGCGGCGCTTTCCTGCATCTCTTCGAGCTGGTCGAAGAGCGTGCGATACTCTGCCGCGATATCGTATAGATACATTTGATTCACTCCTTGACAAATCGTTGCTGATATGATATACTAAAAATACCGTATATATCATATATCAATATTCCTTTTGTAGGCTCTCCCGCGTTCACAGCACGGGCGAGCCTTTTCCTATTTAATCGTCCTCGTCATCGGGTATTATTTTGCACTGCGGGCAGTCTCTGGGCGGGAAGTAGCACACTTCACAGCCGACACACAACCCGGGGTCGTAATCTTCCTCATGCATTGCCTTTGCTCTCCTTTCTACGCAACAGCTCACGGCACGCTCTGCCCTCTGTTCTTAGGTGCGCTATCTCCTCACGGCTCGCGCGTTTCTGCTTCATGTAGTCCATGCAGCACAGCAGGGTAGCCGCTATGCAGATCACCACGCAGAAAGCCGTTATGCACATGAAAATTACTATCATCGTTGTGTATGCCATGCCTTTGCTCCTATACTACATATTTTTTATGTGCTTCTTCAAGTTCATGTTCTGACAAATCAAGGTAAATCTGTGTCGTCACGATTTGCTCATGACCAAGCATCTTTGAAACGAGTTCTAAGGGCATACCGCGTCGTAATGCCATAGTCGCGCAAGTTCGTCTAAAACGGTGCGGGTGTACGTTTTCAACTCCCGCTCTTTTCCCGAGCCTTCTTACAGTCGCTTCAAACGCGCCGTTGTCGCGCTTTCCCTCGCCTACAAGATCGGGTTTGCGATACCAAAACGGGGTTTGTTTGTTCTCCGCTTTCCTGTCGTGAGCCAGCCACACACCTTGTGGGAACAGATACGGATTCATGTCCGAACGTTCGGCAAGATATTTCGTTAAGGCTATTTGTGCCTTTGCATTCAGATACACAACCCGGTCTTTGTTTCCCTTGCCATGCACTAAAACTTTATCCTCGTTTATCTCGGATATCTGAATAGCACTGACTTCTGAAACGCGACAGCCTGTCGAGAGTAAAACTTCTACGAGTGCCGTTTCCATTGCTGTACGGCAGGATTCGCGCAGTTTTTCCACTTCGATATCCGTAAACGCCTTTTTCTTGATCTTCTGCACCTTCACGGAATCAACTTTGTTCATCGGATTTCTTTGTATAATTTCCTCATTAAAAAGCCATGCAAAAAACGTTCGCAAGTATCGAATTTCGGTGTTTGCAAAAGACTTTGAAATGCGGTCCTGTGTCAGGCGAAAAGCTATGTACAAACGAATATCATCGGGTGCCCACTCTGTAACTGTCTTGTTGAAACGCTTGAAAATATATCGTAAGACGTTTCCATAAGACTGAATTGTCTTTTTAGTACAGCCTTTCACAGCTTTTGCCGCAAGAAATTGTTTTAATAAAGTCTCATTTTGTACATCGTCACGAACTGCCAGCGCGGTTTCTGCTTTCACTACGTCAACGTCCTTGAAAATGATGTATAGCCTTTCGGGTATGCCGTCTGTGTCTATCCCCATTTCGTGCAGTGTACGCACAATTTCATTGATGATTGTTTCTTTCACATTTTGCCTCCGATAAGTCGTTCAACCGCACGCCGCTGAATCCAAACATTGCTAAACCACATCGGCGTATACCAAATGTCGCTTCCGTTGTCGCTCTCGAGCATCGGGTGCAAGAGGGAATCCCCGACTTTTACTTTGCCGGCATAGCCTTGCAAGCTGATTTGTATATAGCACATTAACGCAGTAGTCAAACTCAAATCCTGCGCATACAAGCACACAAAATCCTGTGCATTCAGTCCGATTTCTGCCATTTTTTTACGATACGAATGTGCTGACGCTATGAGCAATGCACCGCCGCCGCACGCGCAGTCCGTTATCGTAACCGCCTTTGCTTCGTCCAGACTAATTTCGCACGGGCATTGCAGATCAGCCATCATCGCGCACACGTTGTAAGGTGTGAAAAACTGCCCGTGCCAATGTGAACCTAAATCCAATTGCATATACAGATCACCGAGAAAGTCTTGTTCAGGGTCGGCTTCAAGCTGATTTACGATCTCTGCAAAGATTTTCAAGAAGGTCTGCACTTCCTGTGCGTTGTACTTGCTCACAACGTTTTTGAACATTTCCTCGCGCTTGTCGTAGTATCTTTTGTCCACTGCGTTTGAAAGCATAGTTGCAAACATGATTACCGCGTCTTCCCACAGTTCCCACAATTGTCTTGCTCCTGTGAGCGAATTGAACATTCTAACAATTTCGGAATATTCCTTTTTTGCAACCGTTCGCGCCATGCTTGCACCTCACACTCCGCTCGCCCACAAGATAGTCTGCTGGAACGCGCCGACCGTCATCGGCAGGAACACAAATGCGATCACCGCAAGCAGCACCGCGAGTGCTATCCTGTCCTTGCGGCGTTCGGTGCGTTCGTGCCGCTCGTGGAGCTTGCGTTTCACGGCTATCTCGTACTGCCGCTTGTAGTGCTTGACTTCCTGCTTTAACTCCGATATGGTCTTGTCGCGTTCGGCGATAGCGGATAACATCACTATGCGCTGGTGTGGGGTCAGTTTATCGGTCTTGTTCATCGTCCTCACTCCATTCCTCGAAATCGTCCTCATCGGCGGCACACAGGCACACGGCAACTCCGCATACTATCT